GACCTGTTTGGACCGGTTCCTGTCCGTGCCAACCTTTCAGCGCGGCAGGCAAAGGACTTGGGTTTGCTGATGAGCGGCATTTGTGGCCCGCGTGGCACTGGCTCATCCAAGAGTGCCGCCCTTCAAGAATCTTTGGCGAGCAGGTTGCATCCGCATCTGTCTGGCTCCGTCTCGTGCGAAGTGATTTGGAAGCCTTGGATTACGCCGTGGGAGCAATGCCTATCGAAGCCGCGAGCGCGGGTGCGGAGCACTTTCGAGATCGTTATTGGTTTGTGGCCGACGCCGCAATGTCGGCAAAAAGGCGGCGGGGACTACAAAGACCAGAAGAAAGCGTTAGCTCGAATATCGAGCGGTCATCAGGTGAATTTAGCGGACATGGTGATAGCACTACATCCGACGCCTACGGTCCACGGCAACTACAACCGCAAGGGGTTATCGCCGAGCAGCGGAGACGGCCTGCACACGCATGTGATCGCGCTCTGGTCAACGATCCGGGCTTCGGATGGGGAGAAGGGTGGACCGAACATGAGTTTCGGAGCCGGGGGTTCGCCGCTGCCGTCGCAAGTGTCGACGGTTGCCAATACGTCGAATGCCCCGATGGAAAGTGGAGGCGGCTCCCTCCACCCCGAGTTCGCTGGCTGGGAAATGGGATACCCGCCCGAGTGGCTAAGCTGCGCGCCCTCGGAAACGCAATCGACCCGCGGCCAGCTGCGGCGTTCATCCAAGCTGCCGACGAAGCCTTGATGGAAATTCAATGATCCCTCAACCCCTAACGCCAGCCGAGGCCGTTTGAATGAAGCGCCCCTCTTTCCAGTTCTACCCTGGTGACTGGCTGAATGACGTTGCACTGCGCATGGTATCGGCTGGCGCGCGCGGCCTCTGGATCGACATGATGTGCATCATGCATCAAGGTTCAGACTATGGTTATTTGAAGGTTAATGGGAAGGTTATCCTTACACCTAACCTTGCTCGTATGACAGGTTCAACCTCTCAAGAGGCGGAAGGGTACTTGAGCGAGCTGGAAGCGGCTGGCGTTTTCTCGCGCGATGAATATGGATGCATCTTTTCGCGACGCATGATTCGCGACGAAAAGGTCCGAGAGGCCCGCGCGGCGGGCGGTTCAAAGGGTGGCAATCCTGCTTTGATGGGGAAAAACAAGGATAACCTTCCGCCCAACCTTCCGCCAACCCCTTCATCTTCTTCTTCATCTTCGGTTAACTCTCCTTCGGAGAGTAAAGGCGCACGCGCTTCGCGCTTGCCGACAGACTGGCAACCAAGTGACGAGGACATGAATTTTTGCAAAGCAGAGCGCCCGGATCTCGACGTTGGCGACGTTGCCGCGCAGTTCCGCGACTACTGGATCGCGAAATCGGGGCGTGACGCAACGAAGAAAGATTGGCCGGCGACATGGCGCAACTGGGTTCGCAGGCAGCAAGCGCCCCGCGCGCCGCCGAGCAGGCCGAGCTACCACGACGAGCGCGCAGCAACGATTGCAGGACTGACGGGAGAGGATCGACGCTATGAACGAGATGGCCGAACCATCGATGTATGAGCCAGAAAGGCCGGAATGGCCCCTTCACGCCGTTCCCGAGGCTTGGGTAGACCGACTGTTTGCCGTGATGTCCGCAGCCTACGGTGCGCGGTTTGCGGACCTCTGGCGGGGGTCGAATCTCGCGGACGTTCGGCGACTGTGGGGAATCGAGCTTTTTCGGTTGACGCGGGAACAACTCAAAGCGGGTCGCGAGAACCTAACCGCATTGCCCAAGCCGCCTACGCTGCCGGAATTCATCATCCACTGCAAACAGGCTCGCTTGGACCAAAGCGCAAGCGCAGTGCCGCGGCTTGAAAATTTGCCGAAGGCGACGCCCGAGCAAGCTACCGCGAACTTGGAGCGGATTAATCGCGCCGTGGCCGGCTTGCGGACGCCGAAAATTACCGCTGAATGGGCGTTCAAAGCGGTTATGCGCGGGAAGTCGGTTTCTGGATTACCTCTTTCGTTTTCGGTAGCAAATTGCGCGACAGATGCAATCACGTCAAGCGCCGGGAAACGGGTTATCGACGAATGCATTGATCCTGAATTGAAAAAGGAATATGCAGCGATCCGCCAAACCATAGTCGACAACTATCGCATGCGCGGGATGCGCTTGTGGGACGTGAAATGAACCCCATGCAGCACTATACCGAACGGAGGGAAGGATGAACCGCCGAGAATCCGAATATCTCGGGAGAGTGGCGCGGCTGGGATGCGTGTGCTGCTCGTTGCTGGGTTTCGAGGTCGAGGATGTTCCGCCGGAAATCCATCATCCGCGAGAGGGGCAGGGAATGGCGCAGAGAGCATCGAATTGGCTTGCCATCCCACTTTGCCCGGAATGCCATCGCGGCCCGCGCGGTCTCCATGGCGACCGGAGCATCTTGCGCCAGCTCAAGTGCTCCGAACTCGATTTGCTGGCCTATGTTATTTCGAGGATGCAATCATGAGCGGAAAGAAAGGCGGCGGTGCAACGCTTTTATCGAGCAAGATACGCCAAGAGAACGAGGATAAAATTGCTAATACATTGGAGGAATCCAGCCCTCTATCTGTTGTACAATTGGCGGAGATAACGGGAATGTGCCTTTCTACCGTAAAGGTGACGATAGATCGAATGCGGGATGCTGCTTTAGTTCGCAAGCATCCAGTAAAGATGCGCCAAGGAAAGCGAGGAATGCTCACGGCGGTCTATGAGCTTGGAGTGGATGATGAGCCGAAGCTTAAGCGTGATCCTGTGATTCTGACGATCCATAGGCATGCTCAAGACGTGGCGCTATTCGGCGAATATCAAAAGGTGGCAGCGTGAAATATGCCGCAAAGATCGACGTGAATCAGCCGGACATCGTGAAGGCGTTGCGTGAGGCTGGGGCAACTGTCATCCCGACGCATGCGGTCGGTGCGGGCTTCCCCGATCTAGTTGCATGGTTCAATGGCGAAATCCTGATGATCGAGGTAAAGGACGGCGATAAGCCGCCTAGCGCTCGCAGACTAACGCCAACGCAACAAAAGTTTCATGATGCTTGGCCGGGGACGATCCACATCGTGGAGTCGGTCGAGCAAGCAATTGAAGTCGTAACCGCGCAAAAGCGCAAATAACCCACGGAGAGAGAAATGAACATGGCAACAGCAAGCGTGCCGCGCGACGATGATGATGCGGTGGAGCAAATGATTCAAGCGAAGGGAAAGACGGCGCCGCGTGTGACGCTACAGACTATTCAGGCGTCGATTGCGAGCGAATATTATTTTACCGCCGCTGATGGTATCGATGGTGCCGACAAGGCGTCTGACATCCCTCCAGAATGCGAGCTACTGACCTTCTGCGTGCTGGTCATGCGCAACGGCTTTACTGTGACCGGCGAGAGCGCATGCGTATCGTCCGAGAACTTCGACGCTGAGATCGGGCGCAAGATTGCTCGCCAGAACGCGGTGGCGAAGATTTGGCAATTGGAAGGGTATTTGCTGAAACAGCGGCTGCATGAATCGCAATTTCATTCCGGCATCGCGCCTTAATTTATCAACCAAGGAGTGAGAGAAATGCAAGAAACGACGTTTTTGGAGTCTTTGCTTAAAGAGAAAGCGGATATCGACGCTCGCATTTGGCAGATTCGAGCCGAAGAAAGGGCGAAGACGATTGAGGATATCCGCACGCTCATGGAGCAGCATGGCTTGACGGTGCGCGATCTGGGCGGCGCGAAGAAGACCCGCAAGCTTGGCTCGGTCGCCGCCAAGTACCGCGATCCGGCCAGCGGGGCGACGTGGAGCGGGCGCGGGCGGCGGCCGAAGTGGATGCACGGAATCGAGTCGGATAATTTCCTCATCGCGGCATAAAAGGTAGACGCGGCTCTGGGGTCGCGTATAATACCTTTAATATGTTGCCGCTCTTGCGGCTTTTGGAGATTGATATGTACGGTGGCCTTAAAGACGGAGCAGATATGAAGCATGCCGTGAACTGCGCGCATGGCGCGCGGACGGCTCCCGCTGGGACGTACCATGGTGGTAATCCGCCCCCTGGCCCGAAGGCTGAGCCGGTCAAGGTGAATGGCGTGCCGATGATCAAAGAGCGCGGCACGAGCAAGTGAGTAAGCTCACGGCGAAAGCGCGAAAAGCGCTTCCTAAGTCCGATTTCGCTGGCCCTGGCCGATCTTACCCCGTCGAAGATAAATCTCATGCCCGCAACGCGAAAGCGCGGGCATCTCAAATGGAGAAGGCGGGGAAGCTGTCAATGTCCGCTAAGTCGAAGATCGACGCCAAAGCGAACAAGGTGCTTGGTAAGAGTAAGAAAAAGTGAGCTATTCAAACCTTGGGGATTCTGTTTTCAGCCCTCTTTTAAATGCTTGGGTTGATACAGAATCTCTTTTGCATTCATACACCTACACATCAAACAATACGATTTCAACAGACTCGTGTACGGATGGGCAAAGTGTTTGGATAAAAACATATACATACACAAATTATAATATTACGGCCGAGAGCGGGTGGATAAAGCAATGATCGATTTGCCAGATATCCAAAGGCGACACGGGACATTAGCTTACACTGAGGTACATGACAGAGGAATGCCGTGGGCAACTGCTGTAGCTCACGGCTTAGTGGCGGGATGCACACGTGTATCCTCGCTAGGGACCAATCCGGCTACAGCAGCCGGAGCATCGTTTTGGTACGGGACTGGACCGTATCCCTGGATTCCCAGTGCAAGAAACCTTGAAGTGGTGTCTAGCAGCGCTAATGATGCAGCCGCAGGCACAGGATGCCGCAAGATTCTTGTAAGCGGCTTGGACGCTAGCTTCAACGCTATCAGCGAACAGGTCACCATGAACGGCACAACGCCCGTGCCGCTTGTGAACCAATATCTAAGGATTCAGCAAGCGCTCAACATATCCGCAGGAAGCGGACAGATAAACTTAGGCACGATCACGATTAGGGATAGTGGGGCGGGCGCAACTCGTTCGGTAATGCCAGTTGCGCTAGATGGTTTCGGCATTGGAGTAACAAGCCAAACAGCCTATACTGTGCCAAACGGTTTTACGTTAGAGCTGCAATCTCTGTTGCTGAGCATTAATCGAACGGGCGCTAACGCTAACAACAATGTTACCATTCGGAACTGGTTCTTCAATAATGTGACGCAGTCCTTGCTGCGCCCTTTGTCGTTTGCTACGTCATCCGACGGACCCTACAGGCACGAGGCCGGAGATGGCTACCCTATATTAACGGTGGGCCAAAAAACAGATTTGGATTTTGTATGTACGGATGTAACCTCGGCCATATCTGTCACCATGGCATGGGTGGGGACTCTTGTCCAGAACAGCACGGTACTCGCACCATGATCGATACGAAGCCTTTGGAAGATCGCGTCTTCGAGAAATATCCTGGCATCGACGCTGAGCAGGCTGGCCGGGAATATCGTGATTTCCTATCTGCGCGCGCCGATGGTATCGAGCAATCGCCCTCCGATCTGGCAGATTTGATATGGCATGAGCATGTGCTCGACACTAAGCGCTATGCGCAAGATTGCGGGCGGCTGTTCGGCCGCTTCTTGCACCACGTCCCTAGCGGTAAATATTGCTTCGGAGAAACAGAATGAACGAATTCGAAAGACGCGTTAGGCGCAGGGCGGAGCTAACTAATTTTCTGGGGGCGAAATTGGATGTAGTGCTCGCCCAAGAGGCCGCACAAGAAAAAGCGCGCATGGCTTGTCGAGCGATTGGGTATCACCTTGATCGTGCAGTGCAGCATGCGGCATGGGTTAGGGTCGGCGTGACGCCAGATGCGGGCATTAGTCTATGACTATCGAACCTAAAAAAGGATTGGATAGGCCAAAACCCAATGGTGGTAAGGGAAGGCCAAAGGGCGCGCTCAATAAGAACACGGCGAAGGCTAAAGACGCTATTGCTCTCGCCGCTGAGAAGTTGGGCGGTGCTGAGCGCCTTGTCGCATGGGCGAAGGAGGATCCGCTCAACGAGCGCGTATTCTGGGGGACTATCTACCCCAAGCTGTTGCCATTGCAGGCTGAGATAAGCGGGCCAGAGGGATCGCCCTTCGCTATTCAGATCGTCCGCTTCGGGGCAAAGGATGACGACGGTCCAGCTTCCGAATAATTGGCGTCCTCGACCATACCAAATGGCCGCGTGGGAGTATCTAGAGCGGGGCGGCAAGCATGCCGAGATGATATGGAGCAGACGGGCGGGGAAAGATGAGGTGGCGCTGCACCGGACGGCTGTCGCGATGTTCGAGAGAGTCGGCACCTACTGGCACATGCTACCGATGGCGGCGCAGGCTCGTAAGGCTATTTGGAACGCGGTGAATCCTAGGACGGGCAAGAAGCGCATCGATGAAGCTTTCCCGGAGCAGATTCGGCGCAAGAAAAATGACCAAGAAATGTACATTGAGTGCATCAATGGATCGACATGGCAGGTGCTGGGATCGGACAATTACAACGCAATGGTAGGCGCGCCGCCGGTTGGCATTGTGTATTCAGAGTGGGCGCTCTCAAATCCCGCTGCGAAGGCTTATCTGCGCCCGATCATCGCTGAGAATAATGGCTGGCAGATTTTCATTACGACGCCGCGAGGTAAGAACCACGCTTATACGACGTATCAGGGCGCGAAGAATGACCCAGAGTCGTTCGCTCAAATCCTGACGGCGGTTGATACAGGGCAGTACGAAGAGGGAAAGCTGGAAAAGCTACGCTCAGAATATGTGCGAGACTTCGGCGAGGCGATGGGCAATGCTCTATTCGACCAAGAGTTCATGTGCTCGTTTGAGGCGCCTGTGCAGGGTGCGGTATATGCGAAGGAAATCCGCGAAGCAGCAGCCCGCATCATGCGCGTGCCGTATGATCCTTCTAAGCCGGTGCATCTGTTCTGGGACCTGGGGCGCGCGGACAAGACGGCGATATGGTTCGCGCAGCTTGGCGCATTCGAGTATCGGGTGATCGATTACCTCGAAGGAACTGGCAAGCATATCGGCGAGTATGCCGCTGATTTGCAGGCTAAGCGCTACGTGTACGGAGACTGCTGGCTTCCGCATGATGCCAACAATGAGCTGCTGGCATCGCAAAGGACAGTTGCTCAACAGCTTAGGGACGCAGGCTTTAAAACCAGGACGGTGCCGAAAACGTCGATTGATACTAGGATCGAGGCGGCGCGGTTGATATTCCCTCTGGTGTATTTCGATGAGCAGAATTGCGCGATTGGGCTAGAGGCGTTGACGAATTACCGGTATAGGGTAGACGATGACACTAAGCACTTCAGTAATGAGCCGCTTCACGACTGGGCATCACACGCCGCCGATGCGTTCGGCTATATGGCCGTCGCTTTGAAAGAGCAAAAGCCGAAATCTGGCGTGCTGAAACCGAAGAGCCGCATAATTAATCCGGGGCGCGTTACTCCCGGCTACTGGATGGGTTGAATATGGCTGAGAAAAGCAAAGATATTGTAGCTCGCGCCCACGACCGGTTTTCTACGTGTGTTTCATGGGAGCAGGACGCTCGCAATCGCTTCAAGGATGACATTCGGTTCCTTTTTGCTGATCCTGACAACCAAGAGCAATGGAATGCCGATGTGCGCGCGCAACGTCAGCTTGCCGGTCAGCCGATGGTGACGATTAACAAGACGCATACTCACTGGCTGCATGTGGTCAATTTCGGCAAGGAAAATAAGCCGTCGATTCACATTAGCGCCACGGGCAACGAATCCAACTATGAGAGCGCCCAGATCTTCGAGCAGGTGATTCGCCGCATCGAGTACATTTCCAACGCGCAGCAAGCCTACAAAAAGGCCATGGAATTCCAGGTAGGCGGAGGAATTGGCTACTGGCGTATCGTGTCTGGGTATGTCGACGATGACAGTTTCGACCAGGACTTGTTCATCCGAGAAGTGCAAGACCCGTTGTCCATCTACGTGGACCCAATGATCAAGAAGTCGGACGGCTCGGATGCGCGTTTCGCGTTCGTGTTCGATGACATGCCCAAGGACAAGGCTGAGAAGAAATATGGCGAATCGATAGGTAAGACCGTGATGGGAGAGGGCGAGCTAGCGTGGACGCGCAAGGACACGATCCGGGTAGCCGAATACTACGAGCGCGAAGAAACAACTGAATGGTTGTACGCTATCGAGGGCGACGATGGCTCAACTACCTTGGTACGTGAATCCACCATTCCGACGGCGGGCAAGCCTCTGCTCGCACAGGCCATGGAAGATGGCAAAGCGCAGCGTCGGCGCATTCCCAAGTGGACGGTGCGCTGGTATTTGATCGTCGGCGACAGGATCGTTGACAAGGCCTTATGGCTTGGTAAGCATATCCCGATCATCCGAGTTCCTGGCGAAGAGATTGTGATTGAAGGAAAGCTCGATCGTAAAGGGCTGACTCGGTATCTGAAGGATTCGCAGCGGGCATACAACTACAACGCGTCGGCGGCGCTGGAGTATGGTGCATTGCAGTCAAAGCAGCCTTGGACCGCCCCAGGTGAGGCCGTTGAGGGGTACGAGAACTACTGGGCCACGGCGAACACGCAGAACCACGCCTATTTGCCGTATAACCATGCTGACGAGAACGGGAACCCGATACCCAAGCCGGATCGCACGCAACCGCCGACAAGTGCGCCCGTGTTCCTCGATGGAATGCAAACCGCCGAGCATCAGATGATGATGGCAAGCGGGCAATATGAATCGACGTTCAGCGAACAGGGGAACGAGGTTAGTGGGATCGCAATAGAGCAGCGCCAACGCCAAGGGCAGCGGGTCACATTCCATTTCATCGATGCAGTGGCGGACGCTATCCGCTTTACTGGCGAGCAGTTGGTGGATTTGATCCCTAAATACTATGATACGCAGCGCGTCTTGCTCATCAATGATGAAGAATCGGGAGAGGAAAGCCGCATTCAGGTAGACCCGAACGCAAGGCAGGCCATCCAACAGCAAGATATGGAGTCTGAGGCTAAAGTCCGCGCCATTTTTAACCCGAATGTGGGCCGTTACAGCGTGATCGCTAAGAGCGGGCCTAGCTTCGACACTAGACGAGAGCAGGCTTTTGACGCTCAGACACAGCTTTTGGCGGCGCAACCTGCGTTGTCTAATGTAATTGGCGATTTGTACATGAATAACGCCGATTTCCCATCGGCGGATAAGTTGGCAGAGCGCATGCGCAACTGGATTAAAGCGACCAATCCGGCCGTTTTCGGCGAGGTCGATCCGCAAGTTCAAAAACTTCAGCAGCAGCTGCAGCAGGCGACTCAACTACTTCAGCAGCAGCATCAAATGCTAAATGACAAGGCCATCGAGCATCAATTGGCTGAGAAGCGCGTGGATATTGAGGCGCTTAACCATTTGGCGCTAAGAATGGAGAATGACAATAAGGCGGTGCTAGATGCATTCAAGGCTGAATCGGACCGTCTTAAGACAATCGCGCCCATGATGACGCCTGAAGCGCTTGATCCTATCGTCCGCAAAGCATTGGTGGAAATTCTAGCAGCGAACAACCCGGACGCTGGGGTTACGCCGGATAATGCTGACCCAGCCAATCTGTACGCTTCCGGGATTCAAAGCGCGCTTCAGCCTGTACCCCAAATAACACAAGAGGAACAGACTGGGCAGCAGCAGGCGCATCAGCAGAGAATGAATCAGGCCGCGCAGCAATTGGCGCAATCGCAACAGCCTAAAATTACAGGGCAATGATGCCGCTGATAAAATCCAAGTCAGATAAAGCAAGGCAAAAGAATATTGCCGTGGAGATTAAATCCGGCAAGCCTACCAAGCAGGCGGTAGCGATAGGGTATAGTATTCAGCGGAAGGCCAAATCGAAGCCGAAACGGAAGTAACCTTGGAGAAATAAAAATGAGTGATGTACAGACCGACCCTCAAGTGCCTGAGGCAGAAGTCTCGCCAGAAAATGCTGCGCCCGAGACGCCGGAGACAAAACCTGATCATAGTTGGGTCCCAAAGAGAATTAGCGAGATTACGGCAGCTCGACGTGCAGCCGAAGCGCGAGCCGAGCAAGCTGAGGCAGAGGTAGCGAGACTGCGCAGCGGACAAGGCGAAAACCAACCTGTCCCGCATCAGCCGAATCAGGATGTGGACCAATTGGCCAGAGCTTACGCTGAGCGCATGGTAAGGGAGCAGCGTGATCAGGATACGTTTTCGTCGCGTATCGCAGCAATTAATGAGGCCGGCGCGAAAGAATTCGGGGAGGAATTTGACAAGTCAGTCCAAAACCTGAACACGGCGGGGGTAGGCGGCCCTGATTTCCTGAAAGTTTTGTCGAACGTGCCTAGCGCGGAGAAGGTTGTGACGTGGCTCGGGAAGCCGGAGAATATTGGCGAAGCAATTCGGATCACGTCGATGGACCCGGTTCAAATGGGGATCGAAATGACCAAGCTATCGGCCAAAGCGGCTAAAGCGCTGGGCAAGCAAGTCAGTAAAGCCCCCCCGCCGCCTCAGGCTATCGACGGTGGTTCGTCCGCCACCGATGCTACGATGCCCGACCCGCAGAAAGACCCGAAAGGGTTTATTGAATGGCGGAACCGGACCGCGCGGAAGCGTCGGTAATATTGACTATGCTTTCGGACTAGCATAGTATGTGAGTTACCGCAACGGCGTTTTCTGTTGTTGCGGGTTCATCCGGCTAAGATGAGCCGAAAATCATCGGGTTAGCCCGTAAAGTAGGTCTCGCAGGGCAGGGACAAGACGCCAGCAATGGCACCTTCGTTTTTGCTTTGGGAGACCTAAAGTGTCGAATTCTCTTCTGACCATTAACATGGTCACAAACGAAGCTGTTCGTTTGTTTTCGCAAACGAACGCTTTCTTGCGCCGAGTCAACCGCCAATACGACGATCAGTTCGCGCGCACTGGTGCGAAGATCGGTAATACCCTTCGAATCAGGTTGCCGAATGACTACGTAGTCAACACGGGTCCGGCGATTACCCCGCAGGGGACCAACGAGCAGAATACGACGCTCACGGTTGCCACGCAAAAGAATGTGCCGATCTCGTTCGGCACTGCCGAGAAGACCATGTCGCTTGACGATTTCAGCGAGCGCATTCTTGCTCCTGCCGTCAACCGACTAGCTGCATCGATGGCGGGAGATTTGATTGGCGTTGCTAACTCGGCTGCCAATCTATCGTTTAAGCTCGATGGATCGAGCAATCTAGCCTCGCCTGACGCGAGCACATGGCTTAACGCCGGCGCTCAGCTTTCGCAGAATCTCGCGCCGCGCATGGATCGCACGATCATTTTGGACATGCTGACGGAAGCTCGTACGGTGTCCTCATTGGCTGGACTTTTCAACCCGCAGCAAAAGATCAGTGACCAGTACGAAACTGGCATGATCACGAAGGACACGCTCGGTTTCGATTGGTTTGATGATCAAACGATCCAAATCCATACGAATGGCACGTTCTCGGCGGGTGGTACGGTCAATGGCGCAGGCCAGACAGGTAACACCCTCACCGTCAATGCGATCACGGGTACGCTCAACGCTGGCGACATTATCACCATTGCCGGGGTCTTCGCGATTAACCGCCTCACGGGCCAATCGCAGGGCACCCTTCGCCAGTTCGTCGTTACGGCTAACGTTCTTACGGGCGCTACGTCGATTCCGATCTATCCGGCAATCGTCCCTGCTCCGGCCGCGTTCAATACGGTGACGGCTTCGCCTGCCAATGGCGCAGTAGTTGCGCTTGTGCTGCCCGCTAGCCAATCGTACCGTCAGAATCTGGCCTTCTACCCGGAGGCCTTCACGCTCGCTACTGCTGATTTGGAAATGCCGACTTCGGGTGTTGTCGAGGCAGCGCGCGCCGAGTTCGACGGGTGCGCAATGCGGATGATTACGGCGTACGACGTGATGAGCGATAACCTCGTGACGCGTCTTGACGTGCTGTACGGGTTCGCAGCCATTCGCCCCGAATGGTCAGCAATTGTGGCTGACGTGGTTTAAGAGTTTCTTCTGGCGCGGTCTTTGGGCCGGAGTAAAATTCGGCCCTTTTTTTAGGGCAAGCGATGTATCCGAATATGCGAAACTTCACGGCACCATATGTGTTCGTCGAGTACCCAAAATGGGTGGCCCTGGCCGACGGTTCTAAGATCATCGTAAATAGTGCGGACGAAGAGCAAGCAGCAATCGGGGAGCCTTCCGGTTACGAAAATCTTCGCGATGCGCTTATGACGGAAGCCAAATCGCTCGGGATCAGTCCGCATCATAAAACCGGAGCCGAAAGGCTTCAGCAATTGATCAATGAAGCAAAATCTACTGGGAGTAGTTCATGAAAAAGCTTTTGGCAGTTTTCGCAGTTTTGTTCTGCGCGTTCTCTGCGATGCCCGCGCACGCTCAGTTCAATCCGAGCAGCGGTTTCCAGACGATCAATAACCAGTGTGGCACGTTCTTTCTGCAAGGCAGTACCTACTACAATGGTCAAGGTGTCTCGGTTGGTTCTGCGTTGCCGTTTTGCGCCGGGTCGATGAGTTCGCAGAACGCAGGCTCTGTGCTAATGCAGCCCGCGAAGTACACGAATGCGGCGCTGCCTGCGTGCAATTCGTCCAGCCAAGCGCTGGTGGCGGTTGAAACGGACGGAGCGGCTACGCCTGTCTACAATGCCACGGCCACGGGTGGCGGATCGGTGGTTATCCCGGTTATGTGCAACGGCACTAACTGGACTAATCACTGAGGCAAGAAATGGCAAACCCCGTCTTTCAAACTAGCGGCGCATGGGCCACCGTAAGCACGATGGGTGGAACATATTTCCTGCAAGGCGGGGAATACTTCGATAGCAAGTTCACCTACATCGGCCCGATGTTGCCTGATTTCCCGACGCCGATGACGATGGAGAACACTGGTAGCGTAAATATCATTAGCGCAGCGACGCGCGCTCAAAAAACGGTTTCCGGTCCAGTCGTTATGGCCGCGAATGAGTGGCGCGATGCAATTTCAGTCCCTCCGGTGGCAAGCATTGCGATTTCCACGGGGTCCTCTGGTACATCCGTGACTAATTCGACCATCGGTAGTACTACCGCGCACGGATTCAAAGCATTTGGCGCGGATAATATCGATCAGACTGTGGTGTCAGACACCAGGATCAATGCGGCGTACTACGGGGTTCTGGTAGATGCGACGGGGCATATCGGCTATAAACGAATCCGCGTTACGGGCAATGATATTGTCGCGACGAGTGCGGATGCTGTTGAGCTAAACGCGCCGAACGGTGGTGGCGCAAACACGATGTTTGGCACCATCACCGCGCTAAACTTCCTGCAATCGCCAACCGGTACGGTAGCGGGAGGTTTCGCGGTAGGACTGGCAGCCGGCAAGCAGAACGTCATCCTTGGAAATGTGGCACTGATCTCAAACAATCAGATCATCCATATCGAAGACACGCAAAGTGGGACCGTTGTCGTTGGTAACTCGGGACTTGGCAATTCAGACGGAATCGCCATTTACAACGCGGATGCACAGAACAGCGAGGCGGTGGCGATCACCGGGAACTCGGTGGCGAACGCCCAGGGTTCGCCGAACGGCGTCGGGATCAATCTGTTTTGGGGAACGTACGGCACGCAGAGCGGCTGTGTCGCGGCGGCCAACGTTCTGAAGAACTACCTTGAGGGCATCCATATCGGCGGCGGTGCGGCTGGCGCAGTGAACGCCGTCACGATGGCCGTTGGAAACTCGATCATCGGTTGCACATACGGCGTGGCCGGATGGGGAAACCTGAGCACCGGAACGGTTCGGCAAGTAGGAACGAATATCTCGGACGGCACTGGCACGCTGTTCTACTCGCACGGCCACAGTTGCCTGTTCGGTAAGATCGTCTCAAAAACGGCCATCACCGCTGTTATGGCATCTGCTGGCTATAGCGGCGGCATGCCTTCAAGAAGCGATGGATTCGAAGGACCGGCTCCGCAGTTCAACGTAACGACGGGTGCGACTTCGTTCAACCTGTTCGCGATCGGCGGCCCGCTGCGTGGCCGCGTGAAGTACCAGGGCAAGAACAGCAATACCGACTGGTGTCATATCTCGGCGGATATCAACTGGGATGGGACGACATTCACGGTATCTAACGTGCTCAGTCGCATGACAGGCCGCGTGAACGCTATCTCAATCGTGAAGAACGGATCAAGCGTAGCAGTCAGCATGACAGGCTCAGCAGCCGTTCAACTCTATGCAGGCTGGATTGAATTCGATGGCGAATACTGGGACGCATAAACATGACATCGCCCCTTCCGACTACTCCGCGCGACATTATTAACCTTTCGCTCAAGACGGCTAACGTTTTGGGTGTGGGGCAAACTGCGTCGCCGGAGGATGTCAATGACGCTTTCAACCTTCTGAATATGATGATGGCGCAACTTCAGCGCCGCCGTTATTTCATCTATCAATTAGTGACGGTGGGAGCGCAGGGGACAGGCGCGCTTTCTTATACGGTCGGGCCAGGTGCTAATTTCGATACGCCGCGCCCAGCTAAGATAGAGTCCGCATTCTTTCGTCAGAACCAGAATACCCCGCTTCCGGTCGATTATCCTCTGGAAATCCTACGAGCGCGTGAAGACTATAACCGAATCTCGATCAAGAATCTGAATTCATTTCCTAGGTATTGCTTTTACGATGCGGCATATCCGGTCGGTAACGTATTCATTTGGCCGTTGCCGAGCAATCAGTATGAGATTTTCCTGACGGTTATGCTTCAGTTGCAGCAGTTCCAGAACTTGAGTGACGTAATTTCTCTGCCCCCAGAGTATAGCGCGGCATTGATGTGGAATTTGACGCTGGAACTGTATCCATTTTACGGACTACCGGTTAATCAGGTGACTGAGAAGAAAGCTGAAGCCTCTTTGCGCATCATAGAGGAAGCTAACGCGCAGATACCTATGTTGCAAATGCCAGTTGCTTTGCGAGGTAATCGGACGGGGACTTATAACATTTACGGCGATATGTACATCGGGTCTAATCCGTGAAATTTCCTCTTACAACGGGTTCGTATTCAGCGAAAAGCCTTGTCGCCGAGGCTCAGCGCTGCATCAATCTGTACGCTGAAAAGAACCCAGAAGATTCGCCTTTCCCCTTCACGTATTATTTGACGCCGGGGCTTACGTTAAAAGCGACGGCAGTACCTTCGTCTGGCTCGGGTTGGCGTGGGCTGTGGAATGCGTCAAATGGCACGTTATACGGAATATGCGGGTCATCCGTTTATGCCATAGATAGCGGTTTTGGTTTGACCAAGCTGGGCGACATGGATAGCTCCACTGGCATCGTAAGAATAGTGGATAACGCTAACTACTTGGTGATGGTAGACGGCTCGACGGCCGGATATACGGTTAATTTGGCTACGAATGTCTTCGCGACCATCACGGATGCGGCATTCCTGGGGGGGGATACTGTCAATTTCACTGACGGCTTCTTGGTATTGAACGTACCCGATTCGAGGGAATGGTATATCTCTCTGAACAATCAAATCACGTTCGATGCCATTGATTTTGCGTCTAAGAGCGGATTCTCCGATAAGTTGGTCGGCATCGGGGTAACTAAGCGATACGTATATCTTCTTGGCGCTGAAACTTCAGAAGTCTGGTTCGATTCTGGCGCAACGGCGTTTCCATTCGAGAGACTTCCCGGCGTATTCATGCAGCACGGCTGCGCCGCCGCAGGGTCAATCGCTCAGATGGATGGCGAAATATATTGGCTCGCTCAGTCTCAGCAAGGATCGTACTACATAAATCGCAGCCAGCAATTTAACGCTTCTCAGATTTCAACATTCGCGATTGATAACGAAATATCGTCGTATTCGCGAGTGGATGATGCAATTGGGTTCACTTACCAGCTAGAAGGCCATTTTTTCTACGTCCTGATCTTCCCGACAGCAGATAAAACATGGCAGTATGACTTGTCTACGCAACAGTGGAACGAGCTAAATTCCATCGATTCGGACGGAAATCTTCATCGGCATAGGGCAAATTGCTATGCATCCGCTTATGGTCAGCCTATCGTAGGAGATTTTGAGAATGGCGACCTGTATTTGTGGGACGTGAATGCATACACCGATAACGGGACTCCTATCCCTAGAATTCGGTCGTTCATGCACGGCGTAGACGATAATAGCGCGCGGATCCACTACCGAGAATTTATTGCCAACATGGAGGTTGGCGATGGAGCGGGCTACGCGGATGAGCCAATTTTCTTGCGTTGGAGCGACACGCGAGGAAAATCATGGGGGAACGCAATCAGCACAAGCCTAGGGAAAGAAGGCGAATACATCACGTCTCTCCTTTTTCAAAGGCTAGGCATGGCAAGAGATAGAGTGTTTGAGCTCTCGTGGTCCGCGCCCGCTAAGACGGCGCTCTTAGGAGCTTGGATTCAAGCCCAATCGAATAACCAATAGCCATGTCCACGCCGCCCACCATTCAGACGGATGTCCCTCTGGTGAATGTCCCATTTGTCGACAAAGTCACAGGGAACGTCACGGAAGCATGGTTTTTGTTCCTCATACAGCTCTGGCGTCGGACAGGCGGCGGCAGCGGGATTGCGCCGGGACAGTTGACGATAGGGGATGTTCTGGCGCTGGAAGAGACATTTTCCTCCGTATCGCCTGTCATAGGATTGGGTGCCTTAGCCGGAGAATCAACGTTCGGAATGATCGGCCCTAAAGATGCGATTGCTGAGATGGTGTTCGCGCCATTGAGCTTTGCGTCGAGCGGGGATGGCATTGTCACAGACCAGACGTTTTCAAGTGGTTCGGATTTCACTCCGGGAGTGACAACCACGCTGACCCTCAGCAATTCATTTGCGAACGCTTCTCAGCTATGGATATTTTTCGACGGCGCTTTTCAAGGCGACGATCAATACTCCCTAAGCGGAACAGTGGTAACATTTACCAGTGCCATCCCTGTTGGGATAAGCAAAGTGTACATTAAGGGCGTAAGATAATGCAGAGAATTCCAAAGTCCATCGCGGCGGCTCAGCTTACGACTTCGTCCGCCACTTACTACGTCGCACCTACTGGCACGACCTCGACGGTCAATAACCTATCGCTGACAAACACGTCGGCAAACCCAGTCACTGTCACTATTTATCGTGTGCCTGCGCTTGGTTCTCCTGCTGCATCGAATACAATTATGTCTGCGTTCTCATTGTCAGCAGGGCAAACATACGTCCCGCCCCAGGCGATAGGATTGCAATTGGAAACCGGAATGACTTTGCAGGCCCTCGCGTCCGCTGGAACGGCGGTAACTATCGCGGGCGGCGTTTATGAAACCTCGGGCTCATAGGATGATGACATGACTAATTATTTGGGTGTTGCCACTGATACAGCCATTTTGGCTTCAGTTAAATTGAATGCCGCGCCATCCACGACGGTTACGGCCCTCTATCATCTGAGCGTGACACTTTCGCCCGCTTCGGTCGCTGCGAATACGACGGCAGAACAGACCTTCACGCTTGCTGGACTTGCGGTAGGCGACGTGGTGTGGGTCAATAAGCCGACTTCCCAGGCTGGACTGGGCATGGCCGGAGTGCGAGTCAGCGCGGCCAATACGCTAGCCATCACATTTATCAACGCTACGGCGGCACCGATCGTTCCTACCGCGAGCGAGGTGTACCAAGTCGGCGGTATTCGCTGATGCGAATCGCCATCGAAACGTTCACGCGAGAACTTGCGGCTGATATTGTCCCGCTTGGACAGCAGAGCTGGGATGAATGCTCTGAGATCAAAAAGGATACATGTGCTTATCACGGTCAACGTGGCCTCGCGATTGACCCAGACATTGACCAGTATCTTTTCCTTGCCGAGCATCAATCTCTTGTCGCAATGACGCTGCGTGACGATGGAAACTTTTTGCGGGGGTATGCGCTTCTTATCCTGTATCGAAGCTTGCATCTGAAAACAGAACTGTGTGGCAATGCCGATACGTTCTATGTACAGCCGGATTTCCGGCGCTCGATGCCTCGCTTCATTTCGGCAATCGAAGAAACGATGCGCGAACGAGGCGTCAGCATTATCGGATGGCCTGTCTCAATGACGGGAAAAATGTATGAGATTCTCCAGCGTCGCGGCTATCACGCCGATGATGTGGTGATGGAATTAAAACTCAAGGACCTCTAAAAGGATTGGCTATGTGCGTCGCAGCAGCGGTAGCAGGGGCAGGCCTAGCCGGTGCGGCCATTTCCTCGGGTGCCTCCAAGAGTGCGGCCGATACTCAGGCGCAGGCCGCCAACAACGCCTCGCAACTTCAGTGGCAGCAGTTCCAGCAGATGCAGCAGAATCTGCAACCATATATGCAGCTCGGGACAAGCGCTATCCCAGGGCTACAAAGTCAGCTCGGGAAACTCGGCGGGATGAATTTTTCATTCAACCCGACTGAGCAGCAACTGGAAAATACGCCAGGGTATCAGTTCACCCTACAGCAAGGATTGAAGGGAATAAATAATTCCCTCGCGGCGCAAGGACTGAACCTATCTGGGGCGCAAGCTAAAGCAGTCAGTCAATTTACGACCGGGCTAGCCGATCAAACGTATCAGCAACAGTATCAGAACGCGCTTCAGAATTTCATGACCAATTATGGGGTACAATCTGACCAATATAATCGCCAATCTGGCTTGGTCGGATTGGGGCAGAACGCGGCGGCGGGCGTAGGTAACGCAGGTTTGCAAACTGCGAGTCAGGCCGGTAATTTTCTTACGTCAGGCGCAAATGCCCAGGCTGCCGGGATGATTGGATCGGCTAATGCCATAAATCAAGGACTGGGCTCGGCGTCGCAGGGCGGATTGCTGTATTCCCTGCTGGGGAATAATGGTTTTGGCGGGGGCGGCGGGTCGTCCCCAACTATTTACGGCACAACGTCCACTGGTGCTCCTCAATACTTCACAATGCCGTAATTGAGGTAAATAATGCCGATCGATCCATCTATCCCGTTGCAAGTGCAAGCCCCGCAAGTCGGCCTGCAATCGTTGCAGCAACCTATTCAAACGGCGGCCGGACTTCTTTCGCTAAGACAAAACCAGATGCAGTTGGGGGCAAACCAAGCAATTTCGAAAGCCTATTCTCAATCCGTAAATCCAGACGGTTCGGTTGACTTCAACAAATTGCAGTCTCTGGCAGCGCAGAACGGCGCTGGCGCGTATCTGCCTCAATTCATGGGACAGATAGCCAATCAACGTAATTCGCAGTTGCAATACGATACGGGCAAGCTCGATCTCGCATTAAAGCAGCAGCAGAATGTTCGTGGAATGATCGGGTCTCTTGCTCTAGACCCTGAGCTAGGTAAGTCTGATATTTCCTCTAAAATTGTTGGGCAGATTGCCGATGCTGTGCAAAACGGCCTATTGCCGCGCGAGCGCGGGATACAAGAAATACAGGGAATTCCCGTTGATCCGCGCGCTCAATCGGCATGGATTCAGAACCATTTGATCAATTCGCTTTCGGGCGAAGCGAAATTGCAAGCATTGATGCCGCAAAACGTGCCGGTCCAAACCGGTGCCGGAACAGTGCTGCTCAACCGAAATCCCCTCACAGGACAATCTAGCGTCGGCACGACTGTTCAGAATGCACTTTCGCCGGCCGAGCTTGCCGCTCCAAAGACGATTATTGGCCCCAACGGAGAGCAGCGCCAAATCACGACCGCCGAATGGCTTAAGATGCAAGGCGGTAGCGCAACCGGTTCTGCTCCTAGCGGATATACGGGCCGCTTCAATGCATCTGGTACGCCCGGCGTCCAAACATCACTCGCCCCAGGCCAACAGGCAGCGCTTACCGCGCAGGCCGGGACATCGAATTCTGCTGCTCAAACACTGCATGACGCAGCAGCCGATGCGCCGATGCGCATCAACTTACTTGAAACGGCGCGCGATGCACTCAGCGGCATTAATACGGGACCCGGCAGCGATTGGCGCAATCAGGCGAAGTCGTTCATCAACTCGCTTTCGCCGGGCGTCGCACAAAAGATCGGTTGGACTGGCGACGTACAGAACTACGACGAGTTCAAGAAAATCCTCACGAACTATGCATCATCTATTTCTGGTTCGCTTGGCACTGGTACGGACGCCCGTCTGAATGCGGCGGTTACTGGAAATGCGAATCCCGGGATCTCTAACCTCGCGAACGAAGATATCCTTACGAAGACGCTTGCCGCCGAAAAGATGCGCGCGGCTCAGGATTATGCTTTTCAAAATTCAGGATTGACGACTGATAAGTTCAACCAATGGCAGTCCCAATGGAATAAGTCCGTCAACCCTGATGCTTTCGCGTTTGCCTCGATGAACCCGGACCAGCAACAGAAATTCATAGCTCGGCAATCCCCGACACAATTGACCAAGTTCAAATCTGACCTTGGAAATCTCGTGCGCGCGGGGCTGTTGCAACCGCCCGCTCCCGCCGCTGCGCCTCCGGCCGAGACACTACCACCTTCCGGGATACCGCGATGAGCAAATATGATGATATCGTCCAAGGGGCGGCACGTCGATTCAACGTCGACCCGGCGCTGATTAATGCCGTAATCGGCAAGGAATCGAGTGGTGATGCCGCGGCGTTCAATCCTGCCGGCGGCGGCGAAGGTGCGGCGGGGCTGATGCAGGTGCGCGCACCTGCGCTATCTGACTTCAACGCGGCCAATGGTACGAAATATACGATGGCGGACCTCAAGAAGCCTGAGGTTGGCATTCCTGTTGGATCGTGGTATTTGGGTCAGCAACTAGACAAATTTAATGATCCGTCAAAAGCCCTCATTGCTTACAATGAGGGCGCAGGCTCCCCCAACGTCGCGAAGGGCAACACGCCATATTCTGAGTCTGTGATGAGCAGGATCGATGCACAGCAGGCTCCCGCTGCGCCGGCCACACTTCCAGGCATCCCGACTTCGCAAGCCGCCCAGCAGGGCGACGATGCGATTTTCGCTCAATTCTCGAAGGGTGCAGCTTCCGCACAACAACAGCAGGGACCGCAATCAGATGATGCGATCTTTGCGGCGATGACAGCCGCGCCGGTTGGCGCTAAATCAGCGCCGACGGCACAATCGACTAGCGCGACTTCGGATTTTATTTCGGCGCTCGGTCATCACCTGATGAATCCTCTATACGGCGCGGCTCAGTTGATCGAGCATGGCATCAATTCTGGTATTCAGGCCATCGCACCGGGAACTGATCTTGCGGGATATGCGCAAGGCGTCGTGAATTCCGATGACGCTGCGGCACGTGCGCGCGAGCAGGCTTACCAAGCATCGACTCCGAATAGCCTATCGGCATATGCGGGCGCGACGGCCGGCGAGGTGATTCCGACATTGCTCGGTGGCGCATCTTTGATTTCCAAAGGAGCGGAGGCCGGCTCCGCGCTGGCTGCTCGCCTGGGCGCGCAAGGCGGCCTTGCATCGCTGATGCGTGCCGGAGGCGGCGCAGCGGGAAGCGCGGCCCTTGGCGGCGGCTATTCCGCGCTTCAACCGGTCCTCGGCCAGGGTGATTTCGCCTCGCAGAAGGCGGGGCAGATTGGTGCTGGTGCGGCGGTCGGTGCGCTTACTCCGGCCTTAACTGGCGGTCTGAGCTCGCTCGGCAGATACGCGGGCAATGCTATCGGCTCGGCGGTGCGTCCATTCACACAAGAGGGCCGCGCGCAGATCGCGCAGGATATCATTGCGCAGGCAGCACGGGGAGGACCCGCAGCGCTCAATACGGCATCGATCATTCCCGGCTCTACGCCGACTTTAGCCGAGGCAACGGCCAATCCAGGAATCGCCACTCTGCAGCGCACATTGCGCGACTTGAATCCATCGCCATTTATCGAGCGCGAACAGCAAAATGCCGCTGCGCGCCTTGGCGCACTCAATGGAATCACCGGAGCGCCAGAAGACTTGCTTGCCGCGCAGGCGGCGCGCGATACGAATGCTGCATCGAACTATCTTTCAACCCAAGTTGGTATTCCGACTTCGAATACTGGTTATAGCGCATTGAAGCAGACGCCAGCTTTCCAATCTGCGTTTAAGCAGGCACAGACGATGGCGAAAAATGCTGGGGTATCGTCGATCGAGACGACGGTTCAGAATCGGGCGAACGCCAATATGGGCGGCGCGCTCGGAGCGCCGCAAACCTATGTATCAGGCACCGGTCTGCACTGGATCAAGCAGGCGCTTGACGATCAGATCAACTCCGCAGCACAAGCCGGCGAGAAATCGCAAGCATCCAACCTACTAGGCGTAAAAGATCAACTCCTTGAACTCATGGATCAAGAGATTCCCGGCTACGCTCAGGCGCGAGGAGCCTATGCCGCCGCGTCGCGCCCGATTGATGCAATGCAATATCTGCAGGGCATCAATTTAACTGACGCGCAAGGGAATATTACGCTAGCGAAGGTGCAAAGCGCGCTTTCCGGCATCCAGAAGGCTCAGCAAAAGCCAGGCGTCAATCTTGCGAAATCGGTCGATCAGTCTCAGATAGATGCGCTCACATCCATTCGCGATGATCTATTGCGCGCAAGCAATACTGGGCTTGGCCGTTCGGCTGGTTCGCCCACCGCTCAGAACCTTGCGACACAGCAAATGTTGCGCAATGTGCTACCCGGAAAACTTGGTGCGCTCGCATCCCAACTCCCGACGGGTACGGTCGGCGGAGCTCTCGGGACGCTACTGGGATATGGAACTGCTGGGCCACTTGGAGCAGCCGTAGGCGCGGGAGTGGGAGCGCGCGCCGGATCGGCGCTGACCGCTCTGATGAATACGCACAACGAAGCAATTCAGGACGAAGTAGCTCGGCTATTGCTCAATCCAAGCGCTTCCGTTCCAGCGCTCAACCGTGCAAGTGTTCGCGCGCTCCCCTTCGCCCCAGTCAATGGATTGCAACGACTCTTGAACCCTGGCCTGATCGGCGTCGGCGTTGGTGCTAACAACAGCGGAAGGCCATAACGCGGCGCGAAATGATTTGACGAATTCGCGGCAGAAGGCAATTAAGCAGTTGGCCGCGAGAAAGGAAAAAGCGGCTGGATGAGCCGCCACGAAGTCGAAAACTGGGTGCATGGTCTAGCCATCCTAAATGGCGGTTTGGCCCGTTAAAGCGTCTCCCGAGGGCAGAGACAGGATGGAGCGGCGGCTCCTTTTGTCATGACTCGGGGTAAAAATGACCGCATCTTTGTTGCCAAAAGCAAAAACGCAGTTCTTCGACGGTAACGGCAAGCCTCTTGCCGGGGGGTCCGTGTATTTCTACATCCCCAATACAAGCACATTTAAGAGCACCTGGCAAGACCCTTCCCAGACGATTCTAAACACGAATCCTGTCATCCTTGATGCATCTGGCGAAGCGCTGATATGGGGTGCTGGCACATACCGCCAGGTCGTCTATGACGTAAATTCGAACCTGATTTGGGATCAGCTTACGCAAGACCCGAATTCTGGCTTGACTGGCAGCATCACGGATGACGTTTTTGTTGCTGGGACCGATTTTACGCCTGGCGTGACGACACAGATTACGCTAACCGTCGGTCCTGGTTCGATTGATAACACATGGATCTTCTTCGATGGTGTCTATCAAGACGATGCCCAAACTAGCCTAAGCGGGACTACGACCCTTACATTCACGTCTGCGATTCCGGTCGGCGTTGGAAAGGTAACTGTAAAGATCGGATCAACGATTTCCATTGGCGCGCCGGGAGATGGAACCGTAACTGATTCATCGGTAGCAGCCAATGCCGGTATCCAGTCTTCGAAACTCGCATTCTTGCAGGCTGGCGTTGGCGCAGTCAGCCGCACGGTGCAATCAAAGCTGCGTGAAACGGTCAGTGTAACGGACTATGGCGCGGTAGGTGACGGTATAACGGATGATTCGGTAGCGATTCAGGCAGCAATCGATGCGAACAAGGGCGGAACGATTTGGTTCCCTGGCGGCAAGACGTTCTATTGCGCTGGCATCATTCTGAACGGCTCGACCTACAACAACACGACGCTCATCGGCGAGGGCTGGCTTTTGATGAAGCCTGACGCCGGCGCATCCAACTTCGGCGGCGCATGGGTATGTGTCCTGTTGGAGCGGTGCGACAGCGTCACAATCGATCTAAAGATCAATGGCAATCGTACCGCCATGACCGCGCGCGAGCAGATTTTTTGCGTCGGCCTAGCTGGCGCGACGCGCACTCGCATCCCTCACCTTCGTACCGACGAAATCCGCGGCGATGGCCTCTATATGGGTCAAGCGAATTGGACCGCGAACAGCGCGAATACGAGCGGCGTTGAAATCGGTTTGATTGAGGGCTACAACACCGCCGACGATGGACGTAATCTCGTTTCGATCATCAGCGGCACCGGCATTCATATCAAGCGTCTCGTCTCGAATCAGATCGGCGGCACGATCAACGGCTTTGTCGAGCCTGGCGGATTGGATATCGAGCCTGATTTTGGCTATCAGACGTGCTATGACATCACCGTCGATTCGCTCGATGTGGTGACGGCTGGTACGTCAGGTCTAGGCATTTTCGGAAAGTCAGCCTCAGGAAATGACGCTAATCTTGACTGGAACTGCTCGCAGATTGTCATCACCGATGCTCGAATTCTTCGAACTGGAACGACTGGCTCTGGCTTGGCCGGTAGCGGCTTCACGCGCTGCGCCGATTTGAAGATCATCAAGGGCGTCTACCAATTCAACAGCACGGCCGGAGCCGGTCCCGTACACGACTATTCCCAGCGCATCGAGGCTGACTGGACCGTCAACAATGTGACCTATGGAGCATGGCTGGCGCCGGCCGGTACGATTTACGACTTCGATTTCAAGATCACCGCTTCGGGCTATACGCAATGCGCCGTGCAGACCACTTCTCTGTCTGCCGGTCGCATTCGAGGACGTGGATTTTCATCGGTCACGGGCACGACCTACGGCATCCACACGACGAATGCAGGCCGGTCTGTTACTCAGGTCAACGTCGCGTACGAGATGGACCTCCCATACGACAACGTCATGTCGCTGGCCTTCTTCAACGACACGAGCAACCCCGTCGCGTTTGGTGGAGGCTGTATCGCGCGAAATTGCGATTGGAGTGGATATGCGAGTTTTGCTGCCACTTCAAATGCCTTGATCCCACTTCAAGATGTGATCGGCATGACCTGGGCGTCTGCTCAACCGGGGAATGGGACGTGGAACTGGCAGACTTTCGTGCGCAATACGCAGCCCTCCTCAGCCGCCAACAAAACGACAATCGGATGGGCGCGGCTGAACAGCGGATCAAACAACGTGACCGGGAACGATTGGGTCGCGTGCGTCGTCACCAATTCATAAAGGACAACCATGAAAAAGCTCTTCGGCATCTTCTTGGCACTCATCAGCGCTGCGGCGTTCGGGGCAACGACCGTCCCTGTTCAATTGCTCAACCCGACCGGCTCGTCAAGTGGGCAGGCGATCGTCTCGACGGGAGCATCGAGCGCACCTGCATGGGGAAACGTTTCTGCGGCTACGCTTACAGGCCTTGTGCCAACAGCGAACGGCGGTCTCGGCGCGAACAATTCGGCGGCGAATGGCATCCCGGTGTTCAGCAGCGGCGTTGCGACAGTGACAACAACGCCAACCATTGCTGGCGTTACGAATGGTGCGTGCGCTTCAGTCGGAAACGTGGGCGAATGCAAGAACTCGAATGTTCCATCAGGATCAGCCGTTCCATTGGTTACGAATACAGCCAAAGACGTTACTTCGGTAACGTTGACCGCAGGTAACTGGCTATGCTACGGGAACGTTTTTTTTAATCCAGGTGCTACAACGGTAACTTCTGCTGAGGTTGGTTTTATCACGAATACATCGGCTACGATTCCGACAACGCCAAATGGTGGCTCATATGTTGCGCTCGGAAATCTTCCAAACACTGCTGGTGGAAATTCAGATGCGCTCCCTGTCGGCGTGATTATGGAGAACGTGACCACGACCACCAATATATATCTTGATGCATATGCCACTTTTACTACGTCAACTATGGCCGCGTACGGATACATTAACTGCATCCGCATTCATTAATAAATCATAACGGGGAACCCATGCCAACGATTGACGAACTTCACGAAGCCGATATGAAACACGAGGCAGCAATCGCTGAGTTACGCGCCGGTCAAAAAGAATTGCGCGACCTAGGATCAAGGCATGATGCGCATATTAAGTTGCTCGATGACATGATGGTCGAGCTTCGCGAAACTCTCGCAACGAAAGAGGACATAGCTGGCCTTCGTAGTGATCTGAGAGAGCGTTTGGATCGAGACGAACTGCTTGACGAGCGCATCGATCACTATCGGCAACGTATCGTTGATCTTGAAGTCGAGCGGGCCGAAAAAGCGGCAGCGCGAGATTCTAGATTCAATCGTGGCATGAGTTGGGCTATGATCGCGCTGTTCGTTGGCGAAATCCTTTTGGGCTGGCTCGGGTTGAGGCATGGGAAATAAAATCCTCCGCGTCTATTTGACCATCAGGAATCCCCGGAATTTCCTGGTCCTGTTATGCGCCTATATCGTAGGATCGTTGACGGCGCACTTTGGGTTCGGGTACGACGGCGATTTCGGCCTAACAAATCTAGTGCTCTCGCTGGAAGCATCGACGGCCGGCGCAGTACTGATGATGGTTGCCGAAGAATCGGCGCGCGCAACGGCAGAGATGCTGAATACCGCGCTCAAGATTCTCCATGAAGTGCGAGCCATTGCGACTTCAGGGGATAAGACCTTGAGAGGGGTATTATTGCTTGTAGAGGCAATGCGTGATTTGCTATCTGACAGGAATGACCGTCTGAAGACATTGGAGACGAGCGTAGATCAAATCCTTGAAAGGCTCATCGAAAGGGGAAAAACATGAGCTGGGTGCAGATGGCTGTAGCGCTTGCGGATCAATTCGAAGGATGCGAGCTGAAGGCGTATCCCGATCCGGCGTTAGGATGGGCTAGGCCGACTATTGGGCATGGCGCAACCGGATATGGCATCACGAAGGATACTGTTTGGACGCAAGAGCAGGCAGACGCAGATTTGCTGAACCGCATGCTTGCCATCGGCTCAAAAATCGATGATCTCGTAAAAGTTCCGATCACCGATGAGCAAAAGGGTGCGCTTTGCGATTTCGCTTACAATCTCGGCATCACCGCCTTATCTAATTCTACGTTGCTTCGGAAGTTGAATTCCGGTGATTCTGCTGACGCGGCAAATGAGTTCGGAAAATGGGTTAAAGCTGGCGGCGTGGTTTTGTATGGTCTTGTCAAACGGCGCGATGCAGAGCGCGCACTCTTTCTTCTCGGGAGTTGAAATGAGCACAGTACAATTTCTCAACGCAATTATGGCATGGCTCCAAGCCGATCCTTCACACATCGTCGTTCTCGCGTCCGCGCTTGCGGCGCTAACTCCGACGCCTGCCCCAAACACTCTTTATGGGCGCCTGTACAAGGTACTCGATCTAGTCGCGTTCAATTTCTTGCACGCCAAATCGACCGGCGTCGCAATGCCCGAAGTCGCGCAACAGGTGGCCGCGATTTTGATGCAGCAAAAGGCCGCTCCGGCCGCTCCCGTCACCGCCAAGGAAACGCAATGAAGACCATCATCATCGCAGCTGCAGCACTTGCCCTCGGAGCTTGCTCGGCGGCGCAGATTCAACAAACCGGCCAGAATGTAGCGTCCGTGAATGATGCGGCAACCGGAGCGTTAAAAGTGGTCGCTACGTCGATTGTCGCGGCTTGCCCAGCCGGCGAGGCATTTGCCAGTGCGGCAGCGGCAGCGACCGCAAATCCAGGTGTGACCATCGCTGCGAGCGCGAATGGCATGTTTTGCGCCATCAACAAGGCGATCATCGCGACGGTTCCTGCTACCCCTGCCACGCCCGCAAAATGACTCCCGCGGACTTCGCGCGCATCGCGCAGCAGGCGTACGACGCGGCGCCGGATATTGGCGTCGCCGATAGCGCTTCGCGCGCGATCGTGCGACATACGACGGCAGGCCTAGTCGTCGCCTTCCGTGGTTCGGACAATGAGGCGTCCTGGGCAGCGGATGTTGACATTGAAACGATCGATGTTCCCGGCGTCGGCGACGTGCATCGCGGCTTCTGGCGGGCGTGGGAAGCCATTTCTGTTGACGTACTCGCGGCGATCGACGGCAATCCTGTGACGCTTGTCGGTCACTCGCTCGGCGGTTCAATCGCGATCATGGCCGCAGCACAGATGACAGTCGGGGGCAATCCGCCTGCGGCCGTATGGAGTTTTGAGCCGGCTCGAATCACACCAGATCTCAGCGTGCGAACGTTACTCTCGAAAGTGCCTCTCCATCTTTACAAAACGGGCAATGACATCGTTCCAGACTTGCCGCCAGACTGGCAACATGCGGCACCGCTGATTCATATCGGGAAACCAGCGCTGCCATTTCCGAATACGCTCGACCACATGATGACGCGCGTTCTTGAGGCACTGTCTCAAATCGAGCAGAACTCGTGATATTGTCGCTTGGCCGCAAGATATGCCTCGTGGGCTTCCTCTGGCATATCAAACCTTCCGAGATTTATTTTTCTGCCATCCACATTAATCACCGCTCTAAATCGGATTTTCCCGGTTCTAGTCTTTACCGCATAGACACCGAGATATCCACACTTGTTGTTTGAGCGAGGGCCGCGCTGATTGTGTTGATTTTGAGATCGAGTCAAAGGCTTGAGCGCGCTAACGCTCTTGTGCCCCGCATCTATCATACTGGGTTTACGTACAGTACGTCTAGACGTACTGGCCTAAAGGCTCCGATCCGGTCCCTGAGCTTCCTCCGCTTTGGCATCCGAGCGCTGAAGTGATTCAGATCGGCGCCAACCCGGAGCCGTGGCCCGATCCCGCCGATCACGAACTCGCTCGCGTCATCGAGGCGTTGTCTCAGTGCGCCACGGCCTGAGTTGACGGGCATGGCGGCGCCGTAGGCCCCGTCGTCTCGCATGGTCGCAGCATGACGAGCGGAACCGGGTAGACCGCCTTGTCGTGCGCCTCGGTTGGGGCGCTTGATCCGCCTCCACCGCACGCGGAAAGCGCCAGAGTTACCAGGATGAATGCATACATTGGTTTCATGATTTCTCTCCTTCGGCATCAGTAGGCGCGCCCATCGGCTCATAATCCAGCCCCAACTCTCGCGCGTTCTGGGCTAGGCGGTCGAGGGCGGCGAGTTGGGAGGCGGTCGGCGTGGCCTTGAGCGCACGGATACTCTTCGCGAGATTGGCGGCGCAATCCATCTGCGGGATCAGGTTGTTTCGTTCCGCAATGTTGGCAACCAAGTCGCATTGATACGCGCACTCTTCGATAACCGCCTCCCTATCGGGAGCGGTGCGGCGAGCGGCTTGCCAGCCCTCCCATAGGCTATCTATATATTCATCGAGATATCCCCCGACCGCATTCCGTTCTAGGCAATCCTCAATCGCAATTGAAGAGCAATAGGTCTCAAACGCCGCCCGCTCGTCTTTCAGTTCTTGGGTCATTCGTTGTGCTCCTTACGCTAGCTCGAAATCTGACTGGATTGGCGCGTGCGCTCGCTGCCAAAATATCGGCGATTGGTTGGATTCGATGCGATCACGCATTACTTGCGCTCTCGATTCCTTTGTCGGCGGCGTGTAAGTGCCGCGCCAAGCACTATCGATTCCGATGTTGCGGCCGATGTTTGTGCTGTCGGCCGAGGCAAACGGAAAGCGCGTGAATACATTGGGGTCGAGCATCCGCAAGCCGTGGATCTTGCAGGCGGGACGGCCATCGCGATCGCAAACGACATTCATGGCTTCGGCCATGCGTTGATACCATGCCGAAGTGCCGATCGTTGCGAATTCGCCAGAGCTGCCGAGGCAGACACGAGGCCATGACAATGCGATCCGCTCGAGCCGATCAAGACTCTCGTGCAGGTGCCAAACCGGAGCGCCCACCCACGGCGCACGCTCGCGCCACGGCCACTCGGCGAGCAGTGCATCGTTTGCGGCCTCATCGCCGTCGATCACGTCTGGAATCACCGCGAAATCGAACGATGGATATCGATGCAACTCGGCGACCCATTCGTAGAACAGGCTCCATTTCGCCACGGGGTTTCCGCTACGCCATGCCGAAAACGCGCCATTGTCGACAGCGAAACTCTGGCAGACATCCAGCGCAAGGCTGAGTTGATCGGGATGCCGAAACGAGATGAACGCATGCCCGCTTGTGATGGCGCGCGCTGCGGCGGTGGCTGGCGTAATCGGCAGCCCGTGGTAATGGATCACACCCCCTCCTTACCGGCCTGCGCATCGCGTGCGGCGTTCTCGATGGCGCTCAGCGCGCAGTCGCGCAGCTCGGCGAGCGTCGCAACGATTGCTTCGGGCTCGTCTTCCGGGCTGTTACGATCAGGGATTTCGCAGACGTTGACAAGGAACGCCTCGAACCACGAGGGCAGCGCCACTGCCTCTCCACCCTCAGCGCGCATGGCTTTTGCATACTCGGCGCAACGGTGGTAGGCCATAGCCACATCGTTCTGGATAGCTTTCGCAATAACGCCGCTCGAATAGCCTTGGCCCGACAGGAAGAAGTTCGACTTTTCTTCGTCCGACCTGAGATCGCAGAACAGCGTTGCGTCACCCTCAGCGCGCGCGGTGGGGCGCTTGTAGAGCGCGAATATGTCAGGGTCGCCCTTGAGCGCGTCGCTCACCTGCGACCAGCGGCAACCTTCGGGGTCATCCCGCTGAAAGTACCCGACCGGCTGTGCCCCCTCGCTCACGGCCGACGCTTGCGGGGCGTGAGGTTTGGCGTTGACCACCCAATCGGGCAAATCTAGCCTGCTCGTATCGGCGGATTCGCCAGCAGGAACGTCCTCCCTTAGCGCGTCGGCCGCGCGGTTGAACGCGCGCTGCATCTGCGGCGCCTGAAGCGCCTGCTTTTCGGGGTCGCCCTCGATGCAATACTCGACCATCGCCCAGGACAGTTTCGGGCTTGCGATCTGCGCGAAGGGCCGCAGCCAGCGGCGCAACATATCGTTCTCGGCAGCAAGAGAATGATTCGCAGCGCGCAGCATCTTAGCGTCAGCGGGCGTACAACCCTCCGGCTCGGCTGGCGCTTGCGGGGCGGCGAGCATGGCCTCGATGCAGTCATTCCATCCGCAAGTCCACGCGAGCGCACTATTCCTCCACATGGACGGCGCCTCTTTCGTCATCTTTGTTTCCGGCACTCGCGCTACAGGAAACTTAGGTTCTTCGTTCATTTCTCACCACTCCATTGATCCAATAATCGGTAAATACGGCATCGCAATAAACAGGCCGAAACAGAAGCCGATGTTTAGGCAGTGCAGTAAGCCAGTCATGCAGCGCTTCTGTAATCAAACGCGCGAATCTTGCATAGCGATACGAGGGCATCGATATCGAAGTGAGGCCCAAATACCGCATGGCCCTGATAGCGAAAGTGCTCGCGCGTCCGATGCTCCATGCTCGTGATGCAGCACTTGAACGCGGTCTGCACGAACTCGCTTTTCGTCATGTGCTCGGACAGTTGCCACTTGCGCGTGCTCTGCAACTCGGGTTTTCCGGTCACAATATCCGGTTCGGTATATTTCGCTTGAAGATACAAGGGCGCTCCGGGCGTCGGCCGTACCACGCAGAATTTATATTCGTAGAACTTCACCGATTCAAGAACGGCTTCCATTTCTTCGTGAGTCATTATTTCTCCTGTTGGATTATATTATCTATGCTGTTTTTGCTTCAATTCTGCGAGTGCTTTCTAGGCTGCGCCAGCATTCTATTTTAAGCTCTGCCGTCTTCATTAACCATCGCAATCTTTCTTCTTTTTCTACCGCCTCGGCGAGCGCATTCAGGAATTCCACGTATTCAGGATCGGCGTAAGCTTGTCTCTCCTGAATCGTCGCCGCCTTGTGGCCTTCCTGCTCGGCTTTCTGCATCAGCATCGCCTTCTTCGATTTCCGAAACTCTTCCAATTGCACGCGGTCGGCCTTGGCTTGCGCCATCGCTTGCGCGTTATCGCGCAGATAGTCCAAGCACTTAAAGATGGAAATCTCGCCCTCGGTGCTCATGCTGCCAACTCCGCAAGTTTCTTGTGCAGCGCATCCACCTCGGCCAGGAATTGCAGCAACTCGATTTCGTATTCCTTGATCTCGTTCTCGTCTCGCTCCCAGCGCACGACGAACAGCTGCAACTTCTCCGGCATCCGGGGATCGTACGAAACGAAGTCGGCGAACTCCGCGCCTGTCACATAGACGTTGTGCAGGATTTGCGGCTTGTATTCTGCCGGCAACTTTCTGCCCGTCAGGTATTCGATGTGCGTCGCGCTGTTCGGGCACTTTGCCTCGAATATGCCGTGCCGTCCCCCCTCTTCGGTCAAGCCGTCGAGTGAGCATCCGACCATCAAGTTTGGCATCCGCAGGAACCCCATTTCCGTCACGAGGTTCCCGCTGACGCTCTCGTATGCCATCCTCGCGAAAGGCTCCTGCTCCGTGCCCCATTGCATTTCCTTGGAGACGAAGCCGCTTTCCTGTGGCGAACCAGTCAAGCGCTCGACGGCGAGTTGCGTGCGGTAGTTACGGCGCGCCGCAGCCTCGCCGCTTTTGATCTTGGCGAGTATGTCTCGGGCGCGCGAGCCGGTTGCTTTGCCGGCTCGGTCAGACAACCAAGCATCTGTGCCTTGCGGATGCTCGCAGACAATCAGGTCGTCCCTCATCATTCCCCCTTTGCGCGGGATAGAAGGGTTCGGACAGCGCCTAGTAGCGCCCTAAGGTCAGGTCCGTCAAGGGTCGCTTCAATATTCAGTCCTGGCACGTCGAGGTGCTCAAGCAGTTGCGCATCCGTCAACTCCACCGCCTTATTGACGGACGCGCGAGCCAACAAGTCTTCAGAAAACCTCACGATTTGCTGGTTGAATACCGGACTCTCGCTGGCGATGTGGTGTTTCGCGGCAAGGGCAATGATTTCTTCGTCGTCCGCCTTATTGGTGGGCGCGGGGCGACCATCCCCGCCCGCACCCTCTGCAATAGCCAAGATTCGGTCATTGATGGCTTGAGTCGCCGCGCTGTTTTGGTCGTGTACGTCCGCATCCCCTGCGGGCGGCTCGATACCAGCACCCGATGCGATGCTTTCCATTTCGGCGAACTGATCTTCGTCTAGTAGGCTTGTTAGCCGCTTCATCATGGCTTGAATGGCACGACGCAAATGATGGTTTTGAACGTCAAGGTTCTGTACTTGCGACGCCGCATCCTCTGCCGTCTGATAGCTTCCGTCTAACTTTCTATCAACAAGCGTATTTCCGTAGGCGAACGCTAGTGACTCGTTTCCTTTCTCTGCCGTCCGCTCGCAGGTGTACCGATCTTTTGTGCAGCCCATGCTGCCGCCATCCGGCATCGCGTGATTACCGCGTTCGCTGATCGGCGCGCCAATGCGGCACCCGTCACATTGGTTAAGCTCGCTGGCAATAGGTGCTCCGGTTAATAGTTTGCATGCCTCCCATGCTCTCAACCAAGTGCCCAATAAATCTTCGCGATCGCTCATCGTTGAGTCGATGGATTTTTCGAACGCCATCTCGGCTGTCTGATCCACTATCGCCTGTGGTACTGGCTCGCTGGCGCTCAGAGCGACGGGCTGAATTTTCGAAAGAATACTCTCGGCCACTATGTCGTAGCATTGTTTGCAAGCGCCATCATCGACGCCATGCGGGCATCCCTCGCTGGCGCTCGATGCGGGAGCGGCAAGATTGGGCCAGCCCGCGAAGTGCTCGATACCAGCGCCGCCATTTTTCGCATACCACCTGATCATTTCGCAGACGCGAGCAACCGAACGACGATCCTCGCGCTGCTCGTCGCTTGTTTGCGGAAACATTTCGCCGCGCCTCGCCGATTCCGTATCAACTGCATAGATTGCGGCGATAACGGATTCCCACGGCACCACCTTCGCCCCCTCTGCGGCTGGCGGCTGGGCGGCGCGGGCCGCATCAAACGTCGCCTCATATGCTTCAAGCGCGCGCGGGCGCAGTTCTTCATCGTCGTATGTCTTTGCGATGGCAAAGAGAGATGATCGAGCCTTAGCGAGCGCCCCCGCTGCGTCTTGGGTGGCGGCATAGCCAATATGAAACGCCTTTCTATGGGCATGCGTCGGAGAAAGCCCGCTCGCTTCGAACGCCGCCCGCTCGTCTTTTAGTTCTTCGTTCATAATGTCGGAACGCGGCACGACCTTGTAGCCAGCCGTCTCGGCCGCGACCATCGCGGCGCGGGCTTGCCAACCATCCCATGCGTTGTCGACTCCGACGACTGCGTATCCGTCTTCTTGGCGAACAAGGTTGCATCTATCGAAACCGAATTCTCGAATCGCCCACGTTTCAAACGCCTCCCGCTCGTTTTTCAGTTCTTGGGTCATTGGGTTTGCTCCGGGGTGGCGATGCATAGCCAGTAGCGGTGTTCCTCATCAATCCTGAGATGGGGCTTTTCCGGGTCGATGCGCCATAAGGTTTGAGCCTTTATGATGGGATCGGACGCGCCATCAAAACCGTAGGCTGTGACCATGTTTCCAATTTCACCCGGCCCACCATTGAAAGTCCCATCTGGATCGCTGAACGACTCAAACACCTTCAAATCGCGCCCATGCCGCGCCTTGATGACGGCCCATACTTCGGCGCTTGTCGTTATCTGGATGTAGTTCATTTCGCCTCCGCTGCTTTGAAGTCTGCGATCTTTCCTTCGACGACGCTCTTCACCTCGCCGAAAGCCGCAGTGTCCTTGGACGCGCGTAGCTCCGGTGTGGCCTTGGCCCAAACTTCGCGCGCCTCTTTTTCGGTCTTGGCTTGTTTCGCGAGCTTCGTCCACTTGTCGACCATTGCTTGCACATCGTTGCCCCTTCCGGCTCCTGCGCCGTCGTTGTCGTCATCTTGCTCAGAAAGGCCGGTGATTGCCTTGAGCGTATAGCGATTCAGGTAAGTCAGAGTGCTAGCACGCGCCTGGATCGCGTTCTTTGCGCCGCCGGTATCAGGTGGTCCGCCCATGGAAACGCTCTCTTGATGGCCGGCCGTGTGGCGCAAATAGCATGTCACCTCGATCCAGTCTCGCTCATCCTTTGTGAGCTTCCAGGACGACGACAGACCGTGTCGAGAAAGCGCGGGCGTAACTGCGTTCACCACGTCGTGCAATTCGGCATAGCGCTTGTTTTTGAGCGGCCCGTCGGTCACAGCCTTGCCTTTGAGAATGACGACGGCCTCTGCCTTGAACGCCGCGAACGCTGCGTCATAGGCCCGACGTGCTTCGCCAGCCTGCCAGCGCTCTTGGAGCAGCATCAGGCGCTCCAACTTCTCAATATCCGCCCCGCTCTCGACCGCGATTCGCAACAGGTCAGCCGGCGTCGCTGATGCCGCGGCGACCGCGACCGCCTGCTGCACGACCGGCAACGCCGCCGAAGCCTGCTCGGCCACGTCGAAATCCGTGACTTCGGTAATGGTTGCGGTTTTCATGTCAGGCTCCCGTGGCTTTCTTGACGGCGGAGCGAGCTTTGTCAAACTCAGCGGTCGCGCGATCGGCAACAGAAACAACCGCAAGCAGCGCTTCGAGTAGATCGGGTGCTGCCGCCATCAATCGAGCGTGTTTGATAGCATCATCATCGCCCGGGAAAACCCCGCTATTTGGATAGCCGGATGCCGAGCCGATGATGATATTCGTCTCGCCAAACGCGTCAAATTCCTTGATGATTGTCTGCGAATTGGCGCTGACGCCCCAGGATTTGCCATCGTTCATGGTTCAGCCCTCAATTGCGAGCAGCGATTGAATCTGTGCATCCATTTCCGTCACGCAGTTCTGGTACTCGGCAGCAGCGTTTCGCTTTTCGCGCTCCAAACTCTCGACGAGTCCCGCGCGAATATCGAAGCTATCCGGCACTTCGATTTCGATAGGCGTCTCGCAGACGAGTACTTGACCCGAGCTGCTGTGCTCACTCATATCGAATGGGAAAATTTGGTACTCAATCGACGCAGCGAATTCATTTGTTTTAGCGCAATACGTCTTATTTTGACGCGCATGCACATAACCATTAATAGTGACTTTCATGATTTTCTCCTGTGGTTCTAAAAACGCAGCGGATCAATCGCCGCGAGCAATAACGCCCCGACCGCCAGAGTTGCTGCAATCGCCAGCCAGATCAGCAGCAAATGGCCGAGCGAACGAAGATGGCGGATCATTTTTCGGCGAACGCAATTACATCAGCAGGAACGCTGCGCTTGCTCTGCTGCGTCACCTGAAGTTGAGTTTTGACGGTACGGAGAATCTCGCGAGCCTGTGATGCGATGGCGTCTCCTTGGCCGGGTTGAATTGACCCGCTTCGAAGGTCCTGCAAGGTATCCCACAGAGCTTTCTTGAGATTTGATGCGTTCAAGATGTTGTCTTCAGTTGCCACAATGCTCTCCTTCGATTTTGCGAGCTGCGCGTGTAGTAGCCATTGGCTACGCGAACTTCATAAGACGATGCGCGGGATCTAATCTCGCGCTCCAACTCCTCAAGAAGCGGAACCACATCAGCCAATGGTCCGAATTCTGCGAGACGCCTTTCGCGATCATATGCCGCCTTCTTGGATCGATACTCGGGGCGTCGGCAGTACTCGACGTGGCGACCCATGTTCTGCTTGCGTATCTCGCGCTCTTTCTCGGGGTCGCGGGTTCGCTGGTAGTAATCCGCCTTCTTTTTTTTGATCTCTTCCGCCATCTCGGCTCGACGCTTGACATCGTAGGCGGCTTTGCGAGCCTTTCGCTCATCCCCGGTCAAGGGATTCTTGTTGCGCCTCGCCAGTCCGGCGCACGCTTTCCCGCAATATAGTGGCGCACCTATCCGCAATGCCCGATTGACATTGCCTGATGATCTATTGGCTTCGATCCCGCATTGTGCGCAATGGAAAGCAGTCACGATGCCAGCCCCCACGCAGCCGCCCATCCAATGAACACCCCCAGCGCAATCGCGAACACCCAAGCATGCAGCGTCTCGCGACGCTTGACTGAGGCGAGCAATGCGTTGTCGGCACGCACGCGGCGCAATCCTTCGGATGAAAGCATGACGGTTATCCCTGGTTCTGTGTGGCGCATGTCAGATTTCCGCATTGATCATGGCGCTAAACAGATCATGGGCGCTCCCTTTAAGCATCTGTACGGTAGGTTCGAGTCTTGCTTTTGGGTTTTGCAGCATTTAATCCTCACTGAATGGTTATGGCAGAGTATTCAACGCTGCCGCAGTAGTGGCTCACGCCGTCCATCATCTGGTACGAGTCGTAATGCGTGCTGCCGAAGTAGGCAGTGTTCTGCACGCGCTCGCGGCTCTTTTCGAGCAGCCCGACAGGAGGCGCGCCTAGGGTGGTTGGGTCGATCATTTCCGTTCCTCCTGAATTCGCCTAGCGATCACCTTTGCTTTCGCGAGTTCGTTGTAATAGAACATTTGGCTTGCATCAAGCCGAGTTGCGCGCGCGAGGCAGAGCATGTATTCCTGCTTCTCGGTGTCGCTCAATTCAGTCATTGCCTCAAGCAAATCGTCAAACGTAATGCTTCGTTCGATACGTTCTTGGCGCTCCCAAGCCGCTTCGGCGCGCTCGTCGGCTTCGGCTTGCGCGCGCTCCGTGAGGAAGGCCACTGCGTCATCGGTGCGCGATGGGAGGGCGGTCATTTCGTTTGCCACGGCGCGCGGCCCTCGATCATGGCGATGAACATTTCGAACTGTGCGGCCCCTGCAGCGTCCCAGGCAGCGTCCCCGGCAGCGCCCCGGGCAGCGCCCCCGGCAGCGCCCCGGGCAGCGCCCCGGGCAGCGGCCCAGGCAGCGCCCCGGGCAGCGGCCCCTGCAGCGTCCCAGGCAGCGTCCCAGGCAGCGTCCCCGGCAGCGTCCCCGGCAGCGGCCCGGGCAGCGTCCCTGGCAGCGTCCCTGGCAGCGGCCCTGGCAGCGTCCCGGGCAGCGGCCCAGGCAGCGCCCCGGGCAGCGTCTAATTCGCTCTGCGTTGCTATGCCATTGGCAAATCGCTCCGCAACGTCCAGTGCATTTTTGCTTCGCTGATCCGTCATTAGATGCTCAACCTGACGCGCAGCCCATACTCCGAACAACCTCGCGTCACGATCGCACCCAGGCACGCATCGGAGCGCCCACAGCGCATCGTCAATCCCGTTATTTCTCGCGATCGAAACAAGTGATACGGGTTCGACATGCGAATGTTTGATGTAGCTTTCGAGTTCAGCGTCTTTCTCGTTAAAAGTCTTTCCTTGAATCATGCGCACGACTTTGTTGTATCCCTCGTAGCATGCGCCAGCTTTGCGCAGCGCTTCTAGTGTGACTTCGTATATCGGTTGGCTCATGGTCTGCTTATCTCCTGTGATTATTCAAAGCCCTTCTCGCTCATCGCTGCACCCTTCTGCTATGAGTCGTGCCGCCAGCTCGCGAAGAATCGCGGCGTCGGGATACTCGGTGCGGGTTGAGACTAAATCGCTGGCTGTGGTGGACATTTCAATCTCCTATCTTTCCGCCCGGGGTCTTACGCGCAACTTCCGCCGCCCCAAGCACTTGCTCTCGGTGGGTATTCAGATAAACAGCGGCCCGGTGACTTCGCGAATGACGCCTTGGCTGCTCGTTGCCGCGAAAGTGCAATCGCGCAGAACCGAGGCGTAGAAGCCTTCGCGCGCTTCGTCGATGGCTTGCGCACGGGCATCTTCGAAGCGCTCGGCTTCGGCGCAGGCTACTTCGGAGTCTTCGAACAGGATCGTGAAGTTGTACATGGCTGGCTCCGGGTGGTTGGTGTGCTGTTGCCGTAAGACAAATATAGCAAACCAATGCGAACTGCGCAAGAAGAATTCGCAACCGATTATTCTTTCCTGGAAGCGCGCACCCATGCCTCGAAACTCTTGAGCAGCGCGCGTTCGGCCTCGTTCATCGGGCATAGCAGTTCCCAAACCTCCATGCGGAAAAATTCGGCCAGCGTGACCAGGTGTTTCAGGTTCGGCAGGCCGGGGCGGCGCTCCGGGTTGAGGTACAGGTTCAGTGTCGCGTATGGCACGCCCGTCTCCCGCGAGAGCTGCGCTTGGTTCTCGATGCCGCGCTGTCGCATTGCTAGGCGCAGGTTCTCTGCGATGACCATCGGTAAATTTCTCTCTTCCATGCTTCCTCCCTACTTCAGCGACAACAAGTGCATGTTCCTTGCTATCGCACCAAATTATTTGTATGATTCCCCACATTCATTGGAGGAAAGCATGCTTGGATTCGACGAAGAAGTGCGAGCGCAGCTCTTGCGGCGACGTGGCAAATACCGGCAGATCGCCGAGCTGGCAGGGGTGAGCTACTCCTGGGTGGAAAAGTTCGCCCGCGGCAAGATCGACCGCCCGACCTACCTCTACCTGCGCAAGCTCGCCGACTTGTTCGCCACGGGAACGATCTGAGCCTGTAGGTTAGGACAATATTCTGTTGCGAACAATAGTTACAGTTCGCTTTCGAACGTAGGATTCGTCTGACAGGAGTAGGGGGATGACCAAGCGCAAAGAATCGCCGCGGTGCGTGCATTGCGGCAAGAAGGTGCATTCGTGCAAGTGCGGCTCGAAGGCTACGGCCGGCGTGCCTCATGGATCAAGCCATCGCGGCGTTTCGGAAGGCTGCTCGTATCGCGCGCCTATCCGGCCACAGGAGTAGCTATGGACCTTCTAATTTCTCTTTGGATGATCGCCGTCTTCGCGCTCGCTGCGGCTGGCTGCTGGATCGTTACACCGAGGATGGAATGACCTCGTATTACAACGAGATCGATCCGTATGCGGCGCAGTGGCTGCGCAATCTCATTGCAGCCGGTCATATCGCACCGGGTGACGTAGACGAACGGAGCATTGAGGATGTTCGACCAGACGACCTTCGCGGATACACCCAATGCCATTTCTTCGCTGGACTTGGAGGATGGTCGCGCTCGCTTCGTCTCGCCGGCTGGCCAGATGATCGACCTGTTTGGACCGGTTCCTGTCCGTGCCAACCTTTCAGCGCGGCAGGCAAAGGACGTGGGTTTGCTGATGAGCGGCATTTGTGGCCCGCGTGGCACTGGCTCATCCAAGAGTGCCGCCCTTCAAG